TGCGATTTATACGTGGGCTGTGCGTTCTTCGGGCTGTGTCAACTACGGCTACTACGGCGCCAGCTACGCGCTTCGTTTCTCCCCGGTTTGTGTCATCTGCTAATCACCCCATCCGGGCGGAACGCCCGCCTTATAAGGCTCCGCCCGGAATCTCTTTCAACAATTCAAAATGGAGGTAAAACACTGTGTTCCAGTATGTGAAGAATACCATGGGCATCGCCGAAAAGCAGGCGCTTGAGGTGGCCGGCATGGAAATCAACGATCAGGCGTCTGAGCAGGAAAAGCAGGCCGCCAAACTGGATTACATCGCCATGATGGCGGACATCGACCTCTCTGATCTCGACGACGAAGGCGAGGAGGGCATGGATTATGCGGAGTAAGAAGTTCGCTCTGGTGAAGAAATACTACGATAAGGGCCTGTGGTCCAAGCGCATGGTGCATGACGCCGTGGAGAAGGAATGGATCACCGCCGAGGAATATGAAATGATCGTCGGCGAGCCCTATGTGGTTGAGGAATAATGTCTGTAACCGTTGATCAGCGTGAGGAAGGCAAGTTCTCACTGGCTGTAAAGGCCGAGTTTCTGGCCAGCTACACCCTGGAGATCACTGCCAATGAAAACGTGTTCCTGCCTGAATACAGGAAAGGACTGACGGACGACATTGTCGAAACCGCGAAGAACATCTACCTGGGTATCCGGGAAGCAAATGATGTGACCGTCCGCATAGGCACCGTATTCCACCTACAGGATTATACGGATCGAAACAAATTGCAAAGGGAGGCGCTGCGTAACTGCAAGCGCCTTCTTTATTTGATCGACCTGGCCCATCGGCGGTTCCATCTGAGCAGCAAGCGGGTGAAATACTGGGGTAAGCTCGCCAAGAACGTAAAAGACCGTGTGCACGGCTGGATCGATGACGACACCGAGCGGTACATGCCCCGCTGATGAATTATGCTAACCCTATTTTGGCTGTAGGCTGAGCGCAGAACGTGCGTTTGCGGAGTGCTAATCGTGGCAATGCGAATAATACGTGGAATGTGAATTCTTCGGGCTATGTCAACAACAACAACGCCAGCAACGCGAATCGTTTCTCCCCGGATTGTGCCGCTTAGAAAATCTTATGGCCGGGCCATAGGTTCGGCGCATTATCAATCTGACACAAGGAGCCGAATGCCATGCGTGTTTACGCTAAACAATACGAAGGAGATGGTTCTATCCTATGCGGGATAGTGAACCTGTAAACTCCGGAGACCTCTCGAAGGATGTCAGCGATCACATAGACGAATTCGAGAGTGTAGCAGGCTTTGAGGCGCTAAGCAGATCCACGCTCAAGTGTATCAAGGGCGTGCTCTGGAAGGATACACCGGCGCACTACTATCTGAACAACATTGAAGAGAACCTTGTGCTTGAACGCCAGCTTCAAAATGGAAAGTACAAGCAGAAGAAACCCAAGAAATTCAAGGTTTATTATCCCAAGGAACGCGATATCGTCAGCGTGCACTTCCGGGATCGAGTGTTTCAGAGAAGCTTGAACGATAACATCCTGTATCCGAAGATCAGCCGCAGCTTTATCTACGACAACATGGCCTGCCAGAAAGGCAAAGGCCCTGATTTGGCGCGGGAAAGGCTGAAATGCTTCTTGCAGAGGTTCTACAGGAAGCACGGCACGCAGGGTTATGTGCTCAAGTGCGACATTAAGGGTTACTACCCGAACATGTCCCACAAGGTTGTGAAGGATTGTTTTCACAAGGTCATCGATGGATGGACGTATAAGCAAGCGGTCTGCATTCTGGACGGTCAGTATGACCATGAGATCGGTTTCAATCCCGGCAGCCAGATGATCCAGATCGCCGGCATCGGCATCCTGAACGCCTTGGATCATTTCATCAAGGAAGAACTGCATATCAAGCATTACATCCGGTACATGGATGACTTTATCCTCATCCACGAGGATAAACAGTATCTGCTTGAGTGCCAGGTTCGCATTGCCCAGATGCTTCAAAGCCTGGAATGCCAGTTCAACACCAAGAAAACCGGCATAACCCCGTTATCCGACGGAATTCTGTTTCTCGGTTTCCATTACCGGCTCACCCGAACCGGCAAGGTCATCATGACGCTAAATTCCGGCAACATCAAGCATGAGCGAAAGAAACTGTGTAAGCTGGTTCACCTTGCCAAGAAGGGTCTTCGGACTCGTGAGAAGGTGGACGAGTGTTACAGGGACTGGAAGAATCATGCGGCCAAAGGCAACAGCAAACGGCTGCTGCAAAGAATGGACGAATACTACAGGAGCCTGTGGAAGGATGGTGATGGATCAGATGGGAAAGATTGCTGACATCAGCAAATGGCAAGGGAACGTCAACTGGTCTGAAGCCGCGAAAGAACTCGATCTGGTGATCCTGCGGGCAAGCTGCGGAACCAGCGAAGACACCAAGTATGAGCGCAATGTGAATGCCTGCATCGAGAACGGCATTCCCTTCGGCGATTATCACTATGTCAAGGCCGGTACGGCGGCGGATGCGGTCAAGGAAGCGCAGGTCTTCCTCAAGGTAACCGCCGCAAAAAAGCGCAAGCCCGCCTTTTACATCGCCGATATCGAGTATGAGGCCCAGACAAAAACCACGACCGAGGCCGTATGCGTCGCCTTCCTACAGGCGCTTCGCGATGGGGGATGCGAGAAGATCGGTCTCTACATCAACACCCGCTACAACTGGGCCGGTAAGGCCATCGGTATGTGCGACATCATGTGGATTCCTCATTGGGGAAAGAACGATGGCAATGTTCCGGATGACAAGTACAAGTCCAGTCATCCTCACGACCTTTGGCAGTACACCAGCAAGGGCTCTTTGGCCGGCGTCAGCGGCAGAGTCGATCTGAATCTGCTGACCGGCACCAAGCCCCTGAGCTACTTTGTTGGCTCCGGTCAAAATGGAGAAGAAAAACTGAAGGAGGAGAACCCCATGTTCACCAATCTGGAATTTGCGGCTTTCTGCCTGGCTGTGTACGCCGCAAAGTGGGTGTACTGGTACGGTACTTGCGGCTACAAGTGCACGACCAGCCGCTACAACAGCAAAAAGAACCAGTATCCGGCGCACTATACTGCCGCCCGGGAAAGCGGATATAAGAAGGACATCGCCGAAGGCCGCATGTGCGCCGACTGCGTTGGCCTCATCAAAGCTTTCTTCTGGCTCAGCGGCAAGCTGGATGGCACCAGCAAGTATGGCGCCAATAACTGTCCGGATGTCAGTGCCAATGGCATGTACAAGAAGTGCGTCAAAACCGGGCCGATTTCCACGATCCCGGATATTCCTGGTCTGATCGTCTGGAAGAGCGGCCACATCGGCGTATATGTCGGCGACGGCTATACGGTTGAGATGAAGGGCTTCAACTATGACTGCGTAAAGGCCAAGGTCACTGCCGGTAAGTGGACCAACTGGGGCCAGCTGCCCGCCTTGATGCTGAATTACGTGAGCGGAGAGGTCGCGGGCGTTGTCTTTAAACTTGGGGACCGCACGCTGGCCAAGGGCGATAAGGGCGAAGATGTTACCGAACTTCAGGAGATCCTTGTTGGGCTCGGTTACAATCTCGGAACTTATGGCACGGCCAAGAACGGCGTCGATGGCGACTTCGGCACCAAGACCCTGAATGCCGTCAAGGCTTTCCAGACCGCAAATGGTCTGACCGTCAACGGAACGGTGGATGTCGCTACCGTCAAGGCTTTGAAGCCGGCTGTTGAGCCGGAACCCGCTCCCATTCCTGTTGAAGAACAGCCCACCTTCGCGGTCGGCACCAAGATCGTGGAGATTACGACCGGTTCCGTGAATGCCCATATCGGTGATTCGCAGAAGTACGATACCACCGGCTATGTGCAGAAGGGGGATAAGTTTGAGTGGGTCGCTACGTCTCCCACGACTGGATGGCACGCTATCCGTATGGAGAAGCGAATCTGTTGGGTATCTCCTAACTATTCTAAGGTCGTGGTGGTGTGATCAGCATGAGCGAAGCAGTTATCGTAGCATTGATCACCGGCGTATTTGCCGTTATCGCCCAACTCCTTATCGCCAAGCAGTCCAGCAAGGAGCTCTATGCCAAGCTGGACAAAGAATCTGAACTGTCTGATGCCAGGCTTGATGCAAAGCTGGAAAAGCATCAGGCAGTCACGGATACCAAAATTGAAGAGCTTACACGGGAAGTCCGGGAGCATAATAACTTCGCTCGCAGGGTTCCCGTGCTCGAAGAAAAGGTTGCGAACCTGGAAAAGAAAGGATGATTGACCATGCTTAGCAACAAGACCTATGATGTCCTCAAGTGGATCGCTCAGTACCTGCTTCCTGCCCTGGGAACGCTCTATTTCGCCCTGGCGGGCATCTGGAACTTTCCCTACGGCGAACAGGTGGTCGGTACGATTACCGCCGTAGACACCTTCCTTGGTGTCATCCTGGGCATCTCCACCGCGCAGTATAAGAAGGAAAACGAGCTTCTGAACGGCGACGACTAAATGATATTTTCGAGGGGAAGGTGCTCGTCTACGCGGCGGGCACTTTCCCTTTTGGTTTTTCTTGATCTGGAGGTGAATTTGTGGAAATCAAGATCCCTATCTGTGAAAAGTACGTCCTGTCCGTCGAAGAGGCGGCGTTATATTTTCATATCGGCGTAAACCGGCTCCGCAAGCTGATCAGCCAGCACAAAACTGCCGACTGGGTTTTGTGGAACCAGACGCACGCCCAGATCAAACGAAAAAAGTTTGAACAGTTCATCGATTCTTTGAATACACTCTGAGAAAAATCAGTGCCGCGGCGGTTGAGAAATCGGTCGCGATATGTTATACTATCTGCGTCTGAGAATTTCTTGATGGTGCCGTGGCTCGCGTAAGGAGGCAGCCATGACAACAAAAAGAAAGGATACCAAAGGAAGAATCCTGAGGGACGGGGAAATTCAGAAGGCAGACGGACGCTACGAATATAGATACTATGACGTGAACAACTGCCGGAGAAGTATCTATTCGTGGAGGCTTACGGAGACGGATGTCGCACCCGAAGGTAAACGCGATTGCCAAAGCCTGAGGGAGATGGAACGTCAGCTGATCCGGGATGTGCAGGACGGCCTGCTTACGCAGCAGAAAGTCACGCTCAATAGCCGGTGGGATGACTACATCAACAATAAGCCAGAACTCAAGCAATCCACCCGCACCAATTATCGATACATGTATGATAAATACGTGCGGAACGAGATCGGGAACATGGCCATGGCATCCATCAAGTTTACCACCATGAAAAAATTCTTCAACCACTTGCTTCACGACATAGGATTCAAGCCGAACAGCGTCGAAATTGTACACACGATCCTTCATCCGGTGTTTACCATCGCCATGCGGGACGGACTGATCCGTATCAATCCGACAGATGGCATTATGGCCGATCTCAAGCGTTCCAACGACTGGGAAAAGCCAAAGCGCCATGCATTGACCGAGGAGCAGCAGCGGGCCTTTATGGCCTTTGTGGAAACCAGCAAGCAGTACAGTCATTGGAATCCGCTGTTTGCGTGCTTACTCGGGACTGGATGCCGTGTTGGCGAAATGCTGGGGCTCAGGTGGGAAGATGTACTCTGGAAGGAGAACGTCATCTCCATCAACCACAACCTGATCTACCGCTTGCAGGACAGTGGCAAGGTGGAGTTCCACATCACCACGCCGAAGACTCGCAATGGCATTCGCGTAATCCCGATGTTCCAGAACGTTCGCCGCGAGCTTCAAAATGAGTACATGCGACAGGAGAAGACTGGCTTTTGCAAGGATGAAGTGGACGGTTATACTGGATTCATCTGGCAAAACCGCTTCGGAACGGTACTTGGGCCGCATCTGGTCAACCGCGCCATCGCCAGGATCGTAGAAGACCATAACACGATGGAGATGGAAACCGCCAAGTCGGAGAACCGCGAACCGCTGATCATTCCAAAGTTCAGCGTCCACCAGCTTCGCCACACATTCTGCACCAGGCTGTGTGAGAACGAGACGGACTTAAAGCTGATCCAGGAGATCATGGGCCACGCGGATATTTCCACCACGATGGATGTGTACAATGAGTCGAACACAGAGCGCAAGAAGGCAAGCTTCGCAAGGCTCGAAAGTTTGACCGATATTTTCTGAATTTACCACAGAATTTACCACAGATGCCCGTGAGGATACGTGGCGTTATGTGGCATTACATGCAAGAAATGGGATGATATTTAGTGAAAAACGCACAAAATCGGCCCTTTTCCGAAGCAAATTTACTAATCCCCACGATGAAACCCGTCTGATCCAAGAATGCAGTAATGTCAAGGGTTTTCGGGGTTTCGGAAGACGCAGAAACAGCAATTTACCACAGTTTTACCACAGCACACTAAGATTTTCTCAGATAAAAGACACTGTTGCGAAAGCGGCGGTGTTTTTTTTATGCCCAAACCGTACTATGACCAAAGCTCCGAAGGGATTCGAGGTTTTTGTCATAGCATGGACTTTCGCCATCCTGTAATCTATTCTAAAATAGAACTTCTAACTTAGATTAGAAAGCGGGATGGCTTTTTGTGTTTTTGGACCGCGTGGACCTCCAAGGCTGGTATGGATACCCAGTACAGATGATTGGAGGAAAATAGATGGGGACCGTAATACGACCGGAGGTTTCGGCGAAAAACAAATACTGGCTCTCTAAGCATCGATACTACGAGCTGAAACATTTCTGCTTGCAGTATCCGGAATGGAAGCGAGCATATCATGATCTTGATGGACTGCCGGCGAGGTCGGCAAGCGTAACCGGCTTTACCAGAGGCGGGCAAACGCCGAATCCGACGGCACTTTATGCAGAGGCAAGGATTTACTATAAGGACAGAATGATGATAGTCGAGCAGGCTGCACGAGAAGCTGCTGCTGATCTGGCGGAGATGATGCTGCGGGCCGTGACAGAGGAGGTGTCCTATGAGCATATTTCGCCGCCGTGCTGCAAAGAGGTCTGGTACGCCGCGTACAGACGATTCTTCTGGCTGCTGGACAAAGCGCGAAAATAGCATCCTCTATTGTGAAAGGAGGAGTGCTAAAATGTGCTCACTGGAGAAACTGAAAGAACTGGCCGTAAGCCAAATGCGGGCGGCGGCAGACCTGTACGAGGTGTGCGAGAAAGCGGAAAAGGAAATGAAGGAGGACAATGACACCTACAACAAGACCTATCTACGTGCTCAGCGCAACTATCGATACCAGCTGCTGAATCACCTGCTCGGGCTTACGCCTACGACGGAAGAAAAGGATCTCTGGGATGAGATCATGGAAGAACTCGACTGACAAAGGATGGAGACTGTGCTGCGGCATGGTCTCTTTCTTTTTGCCACGAAACAGTACGCAGGTGACGAAAACCTGTGATAAGATGTTAAGGAGGAATTGTCAAAATGGAACCTTGGGTATGGCTGATCATCGGGTTGCTTGTCGGGTTTGTGTGCGGATACGGCATTTCCGTGCATCTTCGGGCAAAGACTTTCGCCGGGACGCTTCGTGAGGATCACTCTGATCCAACCGAGGCGCCTTATTTGTTTTTGGAGCTGGAGCCCGGCGGCATGGAAAAGATTCATCAATACAACACCGTTACCTTCCGGGTGAAGATCGAAGACTACCTTCCGCGTAGATAACAATGCCTATAATGGAGAATCTATCACTTACTGAAAGGAGAAATGAAGATGAATGAAACGATTGACAGGATGCTGAAAGAGGAGTATGAAAGGACTCTTGAAGAGGTATCCGCGGCAAAAACCGGAAGCGACGAAGCAAAATGGGCACTGCAAAAGCTCACCGAACTTCACAAACAGATGGCGGAAGACAGAATGAATGACAACAAATGCTGTATCGAAACGCAGAAGATCGCTCTTGACGAGCGTGAGGCTGCGTTGAAGGAGCAGCAAGCGAAGGAAGGCAGACTGTGGAACGTCGTCAAGATTGTGATCGACGGTGTGGCGATTGTGCTGCCTGTTTGGGCATCGTGGGTCTGGATGAGCCGTGGACTCCAATTCGAGAAGACTGGAACCTTCACTTCCAGGACCGGAAATTGGATGAGCAACCATCTGAGGCTATTCAAGAAGTAACAAAGGAAACGACCGAAAAGGAAGGGTCCGTGCGTGTGGAACGCATGGGCTCTTTCTTTTTGCCTGCGACATGTGCAGCCGCTTTTATGGAAAACCAAATAACGAAAGGAAGGTTTGACTATGGCTAAACGAGTGTATCTGTACGCATTCAACAAGGTACTGAGGGTCGTTGACACCAAGTTCCTTGAAGGCGAGGCAATCTCGGTACGAGACATGCTGCGGCTGGCCAAATGGATGACGGAGACATATCCGGAACCCGTTGTGGTCTACGCGGTGGATAATCGATCGGGACTGTACAAGGAATTCATGGAAGCGGTGAAAACGAAGGACTTCACGAAACATGTTGAGTTCGCAGACATCATAAGCCGGGAAGGACTTCTGATCAAGATTTAATTGACCAAAAAGGCAGGGCCAAATACAAAGGCTCTTCCTTTTTGCCGGGAGGAAGAATGAGATACCACTTTGAGAAGCCTGCGCTGTACGCGAGCCAATACGGAAAGATTTATATTTGCGACCATCCGGTTTACAGCCGCTGCACGCTGTATGTAATCGATGGAAAGGGACTGGCGGTGATCCAGCAGCGATTTGATGCGGACCGAAAGGCCACCTGGTGGGGCGAGATCGATCCGTGGCTGACTGACGCCATATATTTGAACAGCAGCTTCAAGCGATTATTTGATGAGCGGGCAAAGCCGTGTAAGGACGGACTATATCCTACGGTGACTATCCGGCAGATTATGTGGGCGCTGAAGATGAAACCCATCCCAAAGTACCGCTGGGAGACGGTATTTGACAGACGAGATATTTGATCCGCGAAATTTACAAGGCACATTATGAAGAAGCGGACACTAAACGACAATGAAAAGGAGAATAACAATGGATAAGATTTTGGAAACCATGGACAAGACTCTGACGAAGGTTCAGAAGGAATTCCACGCATATGTGGTAAACCGGAAGATCAAGAAGTTTGAGAAGAAAGTGGAGAAGAAGATCACCTACGTGAACGACTGGCTTGAAGCGAAGCTGTCCTAACCTGACAAAAAGATTGAGCTGATACAAAGGCTCAGTCTTTTTCTTTTGCTATTCAATTCTACCAAAATTATAAGGAGGAATCATCATGAAGGGATTTGTTGGAACGGTTGTCAGCGGAGCGATTGGACTTGCGGCGCTCTACGTGGTCGGGAAGATCGCCTTTCAGGCTGGCCATGACATTGCTGAAGCGGAATGCCGGTATGAGCAGCTTCAGCGCGGAATCGATGCAAAGACGGATCGCAAGGAAGCTATTGTGCTGGATGATCCTGATGAGGATGCGGAAGCGCCTGCCGAAGTGGTTCCGGAGAAGAAGCAGAGCAAGCTGGGCATGCTGTTTGGTCTTCGCAAATTACTTGGCAAGAAAGGCGGTTCCGTTGTTGGAGACTTCATCCAGAACCCGGAAAGCCACGTCATTGAGGCGTGTGTGAAGGGCCGGGAGATTCATGTGAACGTGAAGCCGAGAACGGCTTAAGGAGGGATGCGCCATGATTTTCATTCTGTGTGTTATGTTTGGAGGACTGTTACTGACCTGGTTCCTGGAGGATTTCCCATGGGAAGAAGAACTGGAAATGCGGCGGCTGATCAAGCAGAGCCGTGAGAACGAACGTAGGCGGATGCGCCATCGCGGAACTGCCTACACACAATGCGGATGGAGGCCGACCTATGACAAAAGAACCCGTAGACACAAAGCCCATTACAAAACCAGATCATCGCTGGGTTAAGTATTGGGCTGAGATTCAGTTTCAAAAGCAGGCTGGAAGATCTTCTTCCGAAGCGCGAAGAATCGCCCGGGAACGGGCATTTGGTAAAGGAGGAAACGAAAACCAAGAGCATTAAGATTTCACAGAAGCACGGAGTGAACCCTACGATCCCAATCTGCTTCTGGTGTGGAAAGGAAAAGAATGAGATTGCTTTGCTGGGCAAATTGCCCGGTGATGCTGAAGCGCCGAGATCGACCTGGCTGATCGGCGATTATGAGCCCTGCGATGCCTGCAAGGAATTGCGCAAACAGGGAATCGACCTGATCGAGGCGACGGATCATCCGATCGTCCACCCAAAGCAGCCGCCGTATCACGGTGCTTACCCGACTGGCAGACATTTGATCCTGACAGAGCATGGAGTCAAAGCTATATTTTCACCTGAGGTGGCTGACGATCTGTGTAAACGGAGAGTCGGCTTTATTGATGGTGAGACTCTTGCAAAATTGCAGGAAATCATTGGAAAGGAATGATGCGAATGAACATTGGAGGCTGGATCAAAAGAAACAGTTCCACGATTCTTACCTGTCTCGGAGCTGGCGGTTTTGTATCAACCGTTGTGCTCGCCATCAAGGCTACGCCGAAGGCAATGGACAAGATTCAGGATGCTGCTATCACCAAAGGTGAGGATATTTTGGCAGGGCGGCGTGAAGGCACGGTGAACCGTTGTAAAGGCGGTTTTGAGATGCCGAAGCTCACCGTTCTGGAGACTGTCATGGCCTGCGGAAAAGAGTATATTCCCACCATAGCTGTCGGAGCCGCCTCGCTGGTGTGTATATTCGGCTCGAACGTTCTGAGCAGACGGCAGCAAGCATCCATGGCGGCAGCTTATACAGCTCTGGCCAGCGCGTTTGAAGGCTATCGCGATAAGGTGAAGACCATTTGCGGACCGGATACGGACGAAATGATTGTAAAGGCCATGGAACGGGAGAAGCAGGATGCTGAAGACGACCGTCCGCCATGGGATGAGATTCAGACTTTCTATTTGGAATGCAATGGCTGCGCCCCAAAGTTCTTTGAACGGACGATGGAGCAGGTAATGCGGGCCGAGTATGAGGCGAATCGATTATTCATCCTCAAGGGCAGCCTGACATTGAACGAGTTTCTTCAGATTCTGAATTTGCCAACTGTTGAAATTGGAGACAGCGTCGGATGGGATGAGTATATTGGTGAAACGCAGTTCGGTTATAAATGGATCGACTTCAATCACCGTTACTTCATTACAGATGATGGACTTACTGTCTGTTCGATCGATATGCCTTTTGAGGCGCACTCTATGGAGGAGTTGGAATATGACTGGCACATGAGTCACCTTCAAGAAATCGCCGATGAAACTCGACAAACGCCATAAGATCTTCTTTCCGCGAAAAAAGCAGCGACTATTATGAAAGGAGGCGAATGCCATGAAGAAGTTTGACTGGGTTAAAGCGGTCGGTCTGATTTGCACCGTCGGCGGTATTGTAATCAACATCGTAAGCAGTATCGTCGAGGACAAAAAGATGGACGCAAAAATCAACGAAGCTGTTCAGGCGAAGCTGACAGAAATGACCAAGGAGTAAAAAAAGAACGGAGCCCGATCACAAGGGCTCTTTTCTTTTGCTCGCCCACAAAGAAAGGAGGAATCGATCGGGCTATGACGCGGGAGGAAGCGATATCGCTGCTGCGACGATATCGGAGGGATGTATACCGGTATAACGAGAAAACTGTGATATTTCCGAAACGGAACGCCTACTTCAAAACTTGCGTTTATGGACGCTTTTTGGTGGACGATTTGATTCGGAGAATCGCGGTTTCTTATGAAGACCCGATCAAAGTTGTCAGTCGCCGGTATTCGGAATTGGACGAAATTCTTGGAGACTCGGATGATGACCACTTTGAGACGCATGCTTTTGCGGCTTTGATGGAATATGAGGCCGGAAATGTGTTGCGGTATCTCAGAACTGTAGAAAGGAAGAAAAATGAAGATGCAAAAGATTGACTGGAAAGGTCTTGCCGGGAACATTGGCAGGACCTTGAGACGGAAGAGTCCGGAAATTCTGACCGGCGTTGGTATCGGCGGGATGATCAC